GGGTATTCCTATCAGTGAAAACACATCCTTCTACCGGAAGCTTACAGCCATAGAGAGAATCATCTCCCTTAAACTGAAACGGTACAGGTCCTGGAATATTCTTATTAATACCCAGATAGATCGGAGTAATACCACCATAGGAGGGCATTCCCCAGAAAGAAGGTCTGTTAGGACCTATCTTCACAACACCACAGGTATAGTTAATCCAGATCCAATCGACATGTTGACCATAGACTAAATTACGCTTGGTCTTATTTTTGAAGAGAGTAGTATCATAAATTGCTTTATCAGTAACTACAAAAGTCTCATCAATAACGTCTGTAGTAACATTACCATTCTCATCAATCTTAGTTAAATGGCCTACTTTTCTCTGTGACTTCCAATAGGCAGTAGTACATCGAAGTAAGTAATTGGTGCCCATGTCAAAGAAGTCTTCTGACTCAGACATAATATAATTTACTATGTCTCCTCCTTGCATCATACCGTCCCAGACAGACATGTATTGTCTCATTCCAAGAGAGGGCATATGGACATTCCAGTCATGGGACTTAGTGGCATCATAGAAGCCTCCATCATTTTGGTATCCCTGGATAGCATACCCTGCAGCTCTGACTGGATAAATCTGCTCTAAAGATCTTTGTTGTTCCTCTGTCATGATCCATCCATACTTATCGATGGCATCAGGAACCGAAATCATTTCACATTTACCTACCCAGTTTCCCTGGGAGATATACCGCACTTCTGGAGTCTTGTGATAAAAGGTAACTACAGGATTCCAAAGCTCTACATCATAATCATCCTCATACATCTTGAAGTGCCAGAACTCCCGGTCTGTGATAAGCATATCCCGGAAGCCCATCTCCTCAAGTTCCTCAAGATGGAAGCGTTCAGAGTCTACTTTGTATTGATGCTCAGCCCATTGTTCTCCTATATCACGATAGTTCTTAGTATAAAACTGTTGAATCTGAGGGAGGGTCTTCAGCTTCTCAGGATCCAGTGCTTCTTTAAACTGAGGATCATCCTGGGAGATACCTTCTTCCATGAGCTTCTGCATAACAGTCCGCTCAGCTTCCGCTAGCAGGACCTGCTCTACATCATCCCTTTTCCTCTCAAGCATATCATTATAGGAGTATTCATCCATTGCCCGGAAGGATACCTCTGTATTACGCTTGGCAAACTCGGAGACCAAAGTATTGATCACATTAGGAATAATAGGAAAAAACCTCAATTCGAGAGCTGAAACATCATCCTTGGTAAGAGCTGCTATCATATCAGCATTCTCTTGGTTCTCCTCGACTATGTAGTCTGTCCTATCGATGATCCCTTTGGCTAGCTTGTAATTCTTAAGGAGTCTACGAGCATTCCTACGAAGCTGCTTAAGTCCTTGAAACTCCAGCCAGTCAGCATTCCAGGCCATCCATTCAGGAGTCTTCTCTTTAAAAGGAATGAATTGAGTAGGCTGGATAAGCGTACCCATCTTATTTACCTGGGCCTTTTTACCGGCTTTTAAATCAAGTGCATTTAAGACTTCCATGAATTACTTAATGTTGTGAAAGGGATTACGATTTGGTCTCGATGAAGATGATGCTCTTGAAGAACCTACATGAACGAAGGGGCTCTTGTTCAATTTAAACAAATTTTGTGACTTTTTCAAATCTTTGTCACCATCCTCAATACGTTTCAGGATACCCATATGAGAGATCTGAAGCTTAACAAAGGCAATTAGCGCTGAATAGGCCACTAATCTGTCTACGTTAACCCCTGGTTGGTACCCTAACATTTCTTTAAATAGCATTGGATCCGGAATCCTTTCCACCCCATAAATTGTCTTTACTATAGTTCCATCAGGCTTAAGAACCTGATCTATCTCCTCGGTGAGATACTCGATTCCATAGTTTATGAGGTTATCCGTAAAGAGCTTACCAGTATTCTTCCATCCTACCTCCTGGTAGATATTCTGCATATTCTGTCCTTCTTTGAGAAAGAGCATGTCTTTCTTAGATGCCAGGTAGCGGAGTTTCCTCAGTCCTTCCATGTGCTGAATGAATCCGGTAATGTTATTCTCGACAACAGTCCAGGCATTATACCATTCAAGCATCATCTCCAGCCTCTGGTATGTCTTGTTGATATCATCAAACCTGCCGCACCAGGCTGCTACTATCTTATCTCTTTCCATGAAGCTAGTGACAGTATCAGACTCCTTCCTGGTAACCTGAACCGGGGCCTTAAGAATGTAGATGGCCACAAGAGATTCGGAGCTTACCGTCTTTCCCTGGGTGACAGGGTCAATAGAAGCAAAGTAGCTCAGCCATTTAGGTCTGCTGGTACCCTCTTCGTTAACAGGTCTCTCCCAGACCACTATAACTCCTTCTTTATCATCCTTTTTAGGATCTATAGGCCACTCACTAATAGGGATCTTATTAGAACCTTCTACTTTAATACCGCCTTTCTCATCCCGGGAGAGACTTAGGAACTCGCTTGCATACTCTTTATCTTCTATTCTTCTAAGCTGAGCATTGACCAGGTGAAGAGGATAGACTGAACCTTTCCTGAAAGCATAGGCTTCTTCCAGATTCCTGGGATGCTGGGAGATCTCATACTGGTAATTCTGAGGAGAAGCCTTCCTCTTTAGGTCAATAAAATAGATCTCCAGGGCCTCAAGCGCTTTCTCTACCAAGGAGTTACCATGAATATCAATATAAGGAAGCATGCTCCATTGCTCAGGGATGAAAAGAGCTGTCTCTGATACGGTTCCTTTAGAGTCAACATACCTATTGACAGTAGGCATGATGTCATTACCATGAGGATTAAAAGTCATTTCTTTAAGAGGACCACACTTGTCTAACTGTCCTACCGAGCCGGCAATAGAAAAAGTACCGGTAGTGATCTCTCCCATCTTCATAGCGGGTTTGATAAACTGAAGAGTAATGTCAGCTGTAGGAGCTTCCCCACCCTCCTCATAGAACATCTTCTTGGTAGGACCTCCGATACCTTTTACAGCTGACTTCTCAAAGGTAATACCGGCAATAGTTGACTTATTACCATACTCCTGTTCTTTTCCATCGGCCGTGAATTCGAATCCTCTCTGCATCCAGTTGAAGGTCTTGCCAGGATTAGACTCTCTATACCATCCGGAGTTCCTGTTGAGGAAGTCCGAGTACTCATTCAGATACTTCCAGGTACCATCTACATCATTGATATATTTCTTGTCTGAAGCTCCTATCTTAAGAACAGCTCCTGACTCAAACCAATATTCATTGATAAGCTCAGCGGCAAAGTAATAGCTCATAGCTATCTGTCTCTTCTTGGTAACAGCAGAGTGTTTAAAGTGAAGAGTAGATCTTATAGAATAAAGAGATACGTGATACTGCGTATCCCAGACCTGGGGGAAGTCAAAGCGGATCTTTACCTTGTCATAGATCTTCAGGAAGTTGATCCAGAAGTAATAGTACCGGGTAAGGTACCAGGTTTTACCATTATTGATGAATATAGTCCCTTTTCTTGATCGCTCCTTATGAGTCTCCCAGTAGGTTCGAAAGTCTTTGGTATTGATAGGCGCCGGACAGAAATATCCATGGGTTTCAAAAAACCTTGACTCAGCATTAAAAAGTAGTGTTGTCTCATCGAACTCATACTGACCAGGCTCCTTGAAAAGACCATCTACAAAATCCCTGAACTCATCATGGGTTTTAAAAGTGGTCGAGGTCCATATTCCATTGACATAGGTAGGTATGTCAGTATAGAGTTCCTGGGGTATCATTGGTCATAACTTTTGAATCTGTCTCCACGGACCCTATTCTTGATCTCATCATTGTAATCTTTCTCGATTCCTTTGTATGACTCCCTGAGCTTCTGATACTTTTCAGCTGCTCCTACCATAGGAGTAAGAGATCCATCCCGGCCGGTAGATAAACTCTGAGTCCTGAAGAAAGTCGCCAGCTTATCCATCATGATCTTGATACCTTCATAAGCCCGTTTTGTAGGAGTATCATAAAGACTATTGCAGAAGGCTATAGCAGCATCCATAAGAGGATCATCCAGAGAAAAGTCTGCCTTTATCTCCTGGATTATAACAGACTGCTTCTCATCCTCCGGGAGGTTAAAGAATGGATTGGATAAGGGATCCGGGCAGGTCATGTAAAAAATGTACAGATAGCGAGTCATATGATCTTCCGGATAAGCATCTATGATTGCTTTAAGAGTCTTAAGAGTGTAACACTGTTCGGAGGGCCTTATGACCCCATCCTGAACATCAAATATTTTTACCCACATCAGTTTTAGTATTTCTGCAAAATTCCAGCATCGAAAAGACTTCCTTCTTCATGAAGGGAACTGTATATTTCTTGATGTCGCTAACTACAAAACCTCCGTTATCATCTTTTCTATAGATAGGAAACCCGTAGGCATCGCTTGACTCCAGCTCAAAAATGACATGTTCTATTGTCAAAACCCCCGGCAGAAGTTGAGGGTTGTGTCTAAGTATCATGTAAAGATAAAAGGAAAGCTGGAGACTGTAGTGAACCAGGTGACAGTCATCCAGGTGATCAATAGGTTGCAGCATCTTCTGGGAGATCCCTTCCCAATTTACAAATCCTTCGGTCTTAAAATTCTTGATAGTCTTGTAATCATCTATATTAACCTTATGATTGATAACCTCAACCTTATCAGCCTGACCACAGATAAGATCGGACACCGAATAGGACAGGTGTTCCGGGTAGAGAGTGTTATTATCTAGTTTCTGTGGAGGAGCTATCTTGAAAGTACCTTCCATGATTGGTTTAAAGACCTTCATGATACCTAAGGGATTCTGATCATAGAGGGCTTCTTCTCTTTTGGAATGATACCACTTGCCGGCCGTAGTTGACCTCTTGGACTCAGAGGTCCATGTAGACTGCACCTTCTCGGGATCCATCCCGAACCACTTAGACCTAGGATTAAGCACAGCCTTATGAGTCTTCTCCTTAGCATTGAAAGGAGGCTTGAACATAGATATCAACTTGGTCACCGACACCCAGTCAACAGGCTTATTCGGGTCCAAGGATATATAAGAGTGTTCTTCTTCTGAGAATTTAAGCATCTAATCTGTTAATTTACTATTTATCATATCTTCTTCTTCCGGAGAAAGTACTGCAGGCCACCGGTTATCATCACATGCTGCTGAGAGTGCTCTGGTCTTAAGAGAGAGGGTGCATCCACAGAGCTTACAACATGGTGCTGTTCCTGGCACTATGCATGTCTCACCGGTCTTATCCTGGTGTGGGCAGACATTGCAGGTCCTCATTCTCTGATCTGCTATTCTCTCCACTTCCTTCCGGATGAATACCGTATTGGTTATCCCCTCCATTATCTTGGACCGGTTGTCCCACACCTTCCTTAATATCCCTGGCATCTTTTCTTAGTTTATATAAGCTCTCCCACCTCAGATCATCAGCATGCATCCTGTCAAGCATCTTGTAAAGCTGGGCTAGCTTATCTTCGTTATTTTGATAAATGGCATATCTCACCATAGTCTTAGGAGGCCTCCTTCGAGGAGTTGTTACAAGACGCTCATAACGATCTATGGTCTTAAGAAGAGTCTTTTCATTCTTTATGGTAAAGGTTCCCAGATGAGGAACCATCACATAGTTACTGTTTAGAGAAGTCAGCTCACGATGGATAGCATCCCAATAAAAGGAAGATAACTCCTTCAAACAAAGGAGATCAACACCGGTCTGTTGGGAGACCTCAGCTAAAAGATCTTTCGCTTTCTTGGGATTCAAGTACTTTCTCCTTAATTGGTTGCTGGTCAAGTCTTACTAGAGTATAATCCAGCTTGATGTTTCCCGAGACCTGAACAGAAAGCACCGGATTAAGCTGGATTTTTCGCTTGTTGATTTTGGATCTGGTTACCAGACCGTTCTTCTCAGCCTTTGAAAGGACATTTCTTGCTGACTGTGTTGAAGAGAAGATATCATTACTTACTGTTAGCTTACAGAGATCCTCAATGGTATGCTCTCCCACAATACCAAGTAGAGTAAGACAGGACAGATCATGATCGGACACTCTTATCCTTTTGAGATAACAGTGTACGATCAGCTG